CCGGAGCCGAAGCCGGAGCCGTCGCCGGAGCCGGAGCCGGAGCCGTGACCGTAGCCTGAGCCGGAGCCGTCGCCGTAGCCGTAGCCGGAGCCGTCGCCGTAGCCGGAGCCGTGACCGTAGCCTGAGCCGGAGCCGTCGCCGTAGCCGGAGCCGTAGCCGTGACCGTAGCCTGAGCCGGAGCCGTGACCGTAGCCTGAGCCGGAGCCGTCGCCGGAGCCGTCGCCGTAGCCGTAGCCGTGACCGTAGCCGGAGCCAGAGCCGTCGCCGTAGCCGGAGCCAGAGCCGGAGCCGTGACCGTAGCCTGAGCCGTCGCCGTAGCCGTAGCCGTCGTCGTAGCCAGTATTCTTCAACAAGCGGGCCATTTGTCGATCTTTTTCAGTAGTCCTAGGACTTCTGCCTCATCTACAGAAACATCGTGCTCCTCTGCAATCTCTACCCATTCTTCTTTCCACTTATCAACCGTTCGACATTCGCATCCCACAGCTATTAGATTCCAGGGTGGGATGATATAGACCAAGTACTCATCTTCAATAATGCCGATTTGAAAACCGTAGTCGTAACCGAAGCCGTAGCCGGATTCGTGACCGTAGTCGTAACCGGAGCCGTAGCCGGAGCCGTTGCCGTAGCCGGAGCCGTCGCCGTAGCCGAAGCCTGAGCCTGAGCCGTGACCGAAGCCGGAACCGTTACCGTAGTCGTGACCGTAGCCGTAACCGAAGCCTGAGCCTGAGACTGAGCCGTAACCGTAACCGTAGCCGGAGCCGTCGCCGGAGCCGGAGCCGGAGCCGTGACCGAAGCCTGAGCCGTCGCCGTAGCCGTAGCCGGAGCCAGTATTCTTCAACAAAATCATTTGTCGACCCCTATTCGTTGAATGATAACCCGGACACCTTGCCCGTGTTTTTTCTTTTTAACAACAAACCCAGATTCATCGCCTACGACGAAATGGTCACCCGCAGTAAGCTTGAACCGCCCTTTGATGAGCTTATCAAGTTCATCATACCTTGTAGCTAACTCGTGAAGACGTTCTCTCTCTTCTATGTGCTCGAGTAACTCGGTGTCATCCACGAATAGCAGTGGGTCCACATCTGCATCGGCTGGTAGACAAACCGATTCATTCCACGGACACCCGAGACATTCACTTCGATCGGGTAGACGGTCTGGCAACGTCTTCGTCTTGACGTGGTCACGGACAATCTCAGCCTTCTTCAATAAGACCTCGGCGTAGCTGTAATCCAAATTCACAACAACCATAGTCCATAACCCAGTAATCTTATCTTTGAACAAGAACAACCCATGCGGCGCGGCTGTCAGATATAGGTACACTTGCATCTGAGCATAGTACCTCCCATACAACCCACCATGGGACCTCATCCTTTCCGCAGTTTGAGGTGGTGATCCTGTGCAACTCTTAATCTCAACAGGTACACGTTCAGCACGATGCTCATCGGATAAGGCCAACATGCCATCAATACGCCCACCTATTTCCAATGTCTCGTCACGGAATGACCTCTCCGCTTCTAATACCTCAAACCCTAATTCGCTCAATTCTCGTCTAACATCGCTTTGATGCAAATCACCCTCTTCAAATATCGAAGACAGTTCAACCCCTACTGGCACAGCGAGTTGCGGGTGTGTGCGTGAATACACTAAACGGCGCGTGCACTTATACCCAAGCGAAGATGCTGTTGTCGATTGTGGTGCATATGGTTTTGTGTGTTTAGCGTGTCGTCGTAAACGCTGAGCATCCACGATTCGCCTTGCAAAGTCATCTAACATAACCGCTCCCTGTAAGTGGGTATCTTGGAACCGTTACCCATGCAGTGAAGGGGGGATCAACGGCCGCATGGGTAACGGACCAATTCAACCGTCCTACATGACAACCCAGCTCAAGGGGTGGGTCGAGTGCAGGAGGTCAAAACAGCAAATCAGATTTCGTCTAATGTCCCAATGCGAAACCCTGATAATGCCGTAACAATATTCCGGGCACGCTCGAGAGCCAGCGTGTCGTCGATAACATCGCCATCCCTTGTGAGCAGTATCTCCCGGACTATAGAGACTGCGGATTGCAAATCCATAGAATTCTGCGAAGAGCGCAAAATGCGCTTGTGCGTGTTATCCATTTTGTCTGGACCTTTACAAAGAATTATATTCGTATAGAACACACGCGAAGACGCCAACCAAGACAACGATTAGAAAAACCGCAGTCCGCTTCCAGAACAAGTAAGCGTCGATAAGATGGCCCATTGCCGTCTCAGCCCTAATGACAGCGTCACACATATCATCTGGGGTTTGTTTTGAGAGCTCCTCCCGACGACGGAGGAGTTTTACCTGGTTTCCTAGGTCACAGTAGAAAAGTTCTTCTTCTGTCATGTTGATCCCCTTTGTGTTACAAATTACTGTATCGAAACCTCTAATTGAATGTCAAGCAATTAAACGACAATTTGTTGGGATGCGGAAGGAGCAGCACAACTACCGGAAAACATTACGGGTTGCATGAATGGCCATTATGGTGTATGGGCACCAAAACACAAACTGATGAAGGAGATGTTACATTATGATAAATATGACTGAGCTGGGAAAGGCTATGGAGTCGATGAGAAAAACCCGGGGGCTTACTCGAGATGTCCTTGCGAAAACTGCTGGAGTGCATTTCAACACGATTAGCAATCTGGAAAAAGGTCGTTCGACCAATGTCCGTCTAAGCACACTGTCCGGGATAGCCACAGCGTTAGACGTCGATGTGTACCAGCTAATCAGAGCCACTCGAGGTGAACCTTGCGATGGATCAGAAAAACCGGACCAAGATTGATATTCCACATGGTTGCTTATGCCCAGTCAGGGGATACGTTTACCCGCTTATCTAGATGCGGCCGTGCCTTCGATATATCTGAAATCATTGAGACGGCCACCCCCACAATGCTGCACCGGTGCCGATTATGTGAACGGTACAGAAGAATCGACCAGCAATAAAATAAAATTCGTTTTTTCTCTTGACACGAAAGCCGCGTTTTGAGATAAGGGCCGGGTCGCAGCGACAAACCAATCAAATTTAAAGGTTTCTCGCCACCCCGATCTGGTAGGGTTCTTCAGAACGCTGCGACAGCCAGAGACGGGGTGGCGGGGAATATCTGAGGGTATCGTGGCACGCTACAGGAAGATCGACATCCGAGTATGGGGAGATAAGAGGTTCAATAATCTCTCGCCAGCTCCACCCAATGCTCGGTACCTCTGGTTTTTTCTCCTCACGAACAAACACACCACAAACATCCCTGGCCTCTATGAGGCCACCGAAGAAGGCATGGCGGCAAGCCTGGGATGGCCCCTGAAAGCCTTTCGGGAAACCTTCCAGGAAGCATGTTCGGAGGGGCTCGTAAAAGCGGATTGGGGCGCTGGTGGAGCGGGTTTAATTTGGATTCCAAACGCCATAAAATACAATTCTCCGGAGAGCCCAAACGTGGTCAGATCATGGCGAATTACGTGGGACGAGATTCAAGAATGCGGGCTAAAAAACGTTGCATGGCGGGAACTTAAAGCCTTTACGGAAGATAGGGGTAAGGGCTTTCTAAAAGCCTTTCTGGAAGCCTGCCCTCAGGCTATCGCTAATCAAGAGCAAGAGCAAGAACAAGAACAAGATCTATATAATACTTGTCCAACTGAGCAGTTGGACGTCAATTCTTTGACAAAAGAGACACAAAAAACTGTAGCTCGAATCGAAGACATACATTTGGTCTTCGACCATTATCGGACCAAATATCCTCGGCGGCATTTGAAGCCAAAGAGCTCGATGGTCGAGTGGAAGAAAATCAAAGCTCGATTCGAAGACGGATTTGACGTCAGTGATTTGTGCAAAGCTATCGATGGAAATCATTTGTCGCCGCACCACAACGGCGAAAATGATCAAGGCACTGAATATCACGATTTGGAACTTATCGTCCGAGACAGCTCCAAAGTGGCTCAATTTATTGGCTACACAGAAAAGCCTCCACAAGCGAAAACACAAGAGAAATTCAATCCGCCGTATTTAAGAAAATTTGAGGGTTGAAATCTCCTCCAAAATCTGAGACACCAGTTTGTGGACTTATTTGAATGAACCAGAAAGAGCCAAACGACCACGACCAAGCAATTGCAGATTTGAACCAAATCGCCTTGGAAGAATCTGTAATTGGTTGCACAATGCTCTTTGAAAACGAGCAGTTCCCACCTGGATTGCTTGACGTTGAACCAGAGCATTTCGTCGATAAGAATCGTTCGGCCATTTGGATGGCAATACAATCGCTTGTGAGTGAAAACGCGACAGTTGACGAAATCACAGTTGCTCGGAGGTGTGAAGAATACAAATCATTTCAACAGTTTCCGTATCTCAGTGAGCTTGTAAATCGAACTCCGAGTTCCGGTTCACTCGAGCATTGGGTGCAAATTTTGGTGGATGTTGGCGAGCAAAGACTCAGTCACCAGCGAGTGCAAGCAATCATCGCAAACGGTGGTGACCCACTCGATATTGCGACACAAATCGAGCAAGTTGCAAAAGACCAGAAGAAGAGGTTTGGCGCAGACGGATTGATTCACGTTGGACAAGTTGTGCAAGGCGTGATCCAGGACCTCCAGAAGGAATATGAAAATCCGAACGAGGTTGTACTGGTAAAAACCGGTATTCCAAAAATCGATAAAGTTTTACGAATGTCGCCAAGTGAGTTAACTGTCGTCGCTGGCAGACCGGGCATGGGTAAAACCGCTTTTGCCGGAAATATCGCTTCACACGTTGCTAGAAATCCAGCTTCAGATCCGGTGGCTTTGTTCTCACTCGAGATGCCAGCTCGTGCACTAGTTCGAAGAATGATTGCTGCCGATTCAGGTTTGGACTCACGGAAGCTTCTTGGCCATCTTGGTTCGAGAGCACTTTCCGAATCGTGTGATAATATCCATCGGTTGAATTTGTTCGTAGACGCTAGACCTAGACTCGATGTTTTGGAAATGCGACGTGAGCTTTTGAGGCTCGGCCGGGTGTCGCTGATCATAGTCGACTACGTCCAACTCGCAAAGCTCGACACCAAATTGCCGCGGCACGATTTGCAAATCAGTCGAGTCATCCAAGATTTGCACGACATCGGAAAAGACTTCCACTGTCACGTCATTGCTCTTTCGCAATTGAATCGTGAGTTAGAAAAACGGCCGAAAGAATTGCGAGCCCCACGGATGTCGGACTTGCGCGACTCCGGAGGGATTGAAGAAACAGCGAACAATATCATTTTGCTGCATAGGCCGTATGTGTATGACGAAGACGAAGACCCGTGTGGTGTGCAGATAATCATTCCGAAACAACGAGACGGCGAGACTTGTTGCGTAGAAATATCTTGGAATCCAAGGACACAAAGATTCCATGAGTGAAAACTTCAATACTTATGATTTCCATATGACGCTTGAAGAAATAGGCAAGCACTTTGGTGTAAGCAAGGAACGCATCAGAGAGACTGAAGCGAAAGCATTGCATAAGCTTCGCCATCCGTGCAGGGCAAAATATTTAAAACGATTTCTTGGGTGGTCTTTTGGTCAAGAAGTGTTGGATAAGAGTTTATACGGGAGAGTGAAGAAGAAGAAAACTCTTCAAGAAATTGAAGAGTATGTTCCAAATTATTGGCCGAAAGTTTTCTGAGCCAAGTATTGGGGATGTAATGCAGATTAGAGGAAATGTTGCAGGCGATTTGATATTCAACGGTGCGAAGCGCTTCGGGGAAACTGGTACACGAATGGCTAAGGTTACCATGAATATCAAAGTCAAAGAGGAAGAGGCAAAGGCAAAGTTTGGTGCAGACTTTCACCGTGTGGCATTCGGTGCCATGTCTGTAACCGATGGTCTCGCATCATTCCCTTGCGCTGTATTAACTAAGCCGAATTTTACGGTTGAAGTGCATGACGTTGAATTACTTGGCGATAAAGTTCGAGTGTGTCCAGAGGTACCGAAGATTACACTTCTCAAAGATGAGCCGGCAGTTATACTCACAATAGTATTGCCACTAGAAGTCAATGAGCTCAAGAAGTCTTTATTTGGAGACCTCACGTGTGTGAGTGGTGACGTGGTGGAATGCAATTTCACGCCTATTCAGATGGAGCTTCCGGGGGTCAATGATAGTCCCATGTATGTGGTGAAGAGCGATGGTACGCTTGAAGGTCCTAAGCCTGTGGTGGTCGGTTCGTAGGTGTGGCGGCGCTCGCGCTTGACCTGGCGTCCACCACTGGGTGGGCTATGTCAAAAGGTGCCGAGGTATATTCAGGTGTTTGGGATTTAACTCCTGGCAGAGGTCGACCACATCGAACGCGATGGATGAATCTGTGGTGGTGCTTGGATAATATGCACCTCGCTCACGAGTTAACGCGCGTTGTTCAAGAGAAGCCGGTACTGTACGCAGGTCGTGTGACTAGTGCTCGAGTTGGCTACGGTCTAGCTGCAGCTGCAGAAGCCTGGTGTGACCACAAGGGACTATCATGGATGGCTGTTCCTCCGGCAAAGATTAAAAAGCACGCTACTGGTTCCGGCAATGCTACCAAGGACATGATGTTTGAAGCGGCACGGGTGCTGTGGTTGAATGTCATGGACCACAACGAAGCTGATGCATTGTGGCTGTTGGACTTGGTAATGAATGGCGATAAAGTGAAAGTTGGCGGGTGATACCGGCGATTCTGTCGGTGGTCGAGAAGGCTGTCTGTGGATTTACTGTACCCCTTCGTGTTGGAATCATAGCATTCTCGACCACACCCGACCTTTGAAAATTCCGAAAAGGAGCCAAAATGTCGGAAGAAGAAGAGCTAGAGGAAGAGCCAGAAAGAGACAGCCTGTGGACGTGTGAGGAACTTGGAGACATTAAGTCGAGATTCAATGCCACGGTCAAATGCGAAGGTAAAATTGTCGCCTATACAATTTATAAAGCACAAGCTGAGTTTTTGGCTGATTGTGCCGAGGCGCTCCGTGACACGTGTCCGGAAGATATTGCATCTATTTGGAGTATTAAATATTGCTCTCGAAGTAGAAAAACAAAAGCATGGATAGAAGGTTATTGGAGAGGTATTAGTGCTTCCGGTGTGCTCCCGTGGAGCACAATACGTAAGATTAGAAGCGGCGAATTGTAAATCTATGTCTGATAAAATCACAGTTGTCTCAGGCTTTGGCCGGTGTGGCAGCTCGATGGTAATGCAGATGTTGTATGCCGGCGGGATGCCGATTGACCTCGATAGGGCCAAGTGGCCATATATCGAGGACTCCAGACAGACGAGACGGAGTGACCAGTCATGGGTGGCAGAGTATGCAGGCTCGGTGCTGAAGTGGCTGGAGCCGTCGGTATATGTCCCTCCTACAGGGCTTCCTTTTCAGACCATCTGGCTTGATCGTGATTTGAAGCAACAGGCTAAGTCCCACGTAAAGTTCAATCGAGCCCGTGGTCGTGCTGACATTCGGGAAAGGATGCACGGTCAAAGCTTCAAACAGTTCATGGACGGAAAGAGAGAACGTCGTCCTGCCGCTCTCGAGATTTGGAGACGTCGTGGCCCTGTGTTGATTATGCGGTATGAGGGCGTTAAGAATGACCCTCTTGACTCGGCAAAGAGGATGGCGGAGTTCACAGGTCATGAGCTCGATATTGACGCAATGGTGGCGGCTGTAGTGGATAGTCAGACCAAATGTCGAAATGATATGCTAGAGGTGGAGCTGAGGGAAAAGGGCCTACCGGTTTCCCCCCAATCCCCTTAGGTTCAGTAGTACGTCCGCCGCCGATTAGACCAGGTGTTGACAAAATGTTTGTGTTATGCAACGGTCTTTCTTGAGGGAACGAGGAGCATGCAGTGCCGCCAGGTGTGACCTTCCGAGAGCCCGAACGTCGAAGCCGCTGGTGGCAGGATAAAGACGGGCGTCTTTCAGACGCCAAGCGATACGACGAAACTTTAGTGTACGATACAGGCAAGCTGCTCTGGGACCTGACGGATGTTCTCGAGTCGGGTGAGACTGTTAGTTCTGCTACATTTACAGCTAACAACGGACTTGGTGTAGCTTCGACCGGTAATACCACCGTTGGCGTCTATGCGACGATTACCAAAGTAGGCTCGGTTGAGATTGCTGTCACGACAAGTGATAGTAGAATTATAGAACGTGAGTTCTTCTGGCTACCTACGGGTACTCCTGAGAGTGATTATTGAAAATGTCCGGCGTGCCAGGTAATGACCCAAAAAAAAGAGCGGAGACTAAAGCCGCTTTTCTTGAAGCGTACAAAAATAGACTTCGAGTAGACCTATCATGCAAAGATGCGAAGGTCACCAAAACCTCGATTTACAAGTGGCGAAAAGAAGACCCCGAGTTTGCGGCTGCCTTTGCAGAGGTTCGTACGCTGGTCGCCGAGGCACTTGAGGATGAAGCGTTTCGTAGAGCATATGAAGGGAATGCTAAACCGGTCTATCAGAATGGCAAGCAAGTAGGCCACGTGCAAGAGTACAGCGACTTGCTCTGCATTTTTCTTTTGAAGGCTATTCGTCCTGAAGTCTATCGTGATCGATACGACGTACGGACAGACTCGACATTCCGTCATGAGGGTGAAGTAAAGATTTACATTCCAGATAATGGCAGAGGAAAGCTAACAGAAGGCTGACATGCCATGCAAACCGAAAACCAAGCCAAAGCCGAAACCACGCCCAAGATAGTTGAAGGCAGGCCACGACTAATGGTGGGTGACATTGTCAAAGTCGTACTCCCTGGTTGGGGTGGTCAGGTGTTGACTTGCAAAGTGGTTCATGTAAATGAAGGACGAGTGAGATTTTCGTTGACTCCGTTGAGTTCCTCGTCGGGGGCTGCCCTTTAACCAGGTGGAGCTGGGGTCAGTCCTCGGCGGGGTATTTCATGCCAGATCTCGCAGACGAATTACAACGCTACCAACAAGCACAAAGAATGGCTCGGGACCTCGGGATGCCACCCCCGGAGAGACCACGACGACGAGCACGGTCTGAGCTTCGTATGCCCGAGGTCCCAGGGCCAGCTCGTGGTGCGTTCAAAAGGTTTCAAGCACAACGGCAAGCTGGTGGCGGTGGTGTGAATGCCGTAGCGCAATCCCTGTTTGGGAAGTTACGGTACATGCCTGAAAATGCACCTCTTGGAAGTCAACCGTCGGAAAATCTTATATCGTACGTGTCGATTCCAGAAGAGGTCCGCAAGTCTATTCCGATGCAGGGTCAAAAACCGTTAGGATGGGACCCTAAGCAACTGGACCCGAAGGAGCATTCATTGCTCCAACATCTCGTATCGAAGGGTGCTCCTGCACAAACTCCAATCTCGGATGATGAGAGAGCTAGGATATTGAGAATAAGTGAACAGCAGAAACGAGCTCAGCTTCAAGCGGAACGAGCACGCAAGCTGCGAATGATACAAGAGGCCGAAGCTCGAGGTGGCAATAAAAGCGTGAGGATGTAATGCTAAGACCTATTGGCGATAGAGTCCTTGTGAAGCAACTCGACGCGGAGACTACAACAGAGGGTGGTTTGTTTATCCCAACCGATTCTCAGGAGCGTCCACCAGAGGGTGTGGTTGTTGCTGTGGGAAGGGATGTCGTGAGTCTTCACATGGGCGACCACGTGGTGTTCCGTAAGTGGAGTCCAAAGTCCTGGTCTCTGAAAGACGAAGAAGGCAAGGATATGATTGTTATGAACGAGTCCGAAGCATTGGCAGTGCGCGAATGAGTGATGCCCCAAAACGAGCTCCTGCTAATCTGTTTGACCAATTCGAAGTGGAAGCGCTTACGCTGTACAACAGCCCGACTGACGACGGTGGCGGCGCTCTGGTGTTTAAGTTTGCAAAGCACGTTGAGATAGAAGGGGATGCGTTGGCGTTCCCTCTCAATGAGGAACAGATGATCCGGTTGTTCAGGCTACTTATGGGATATATGGGCGAACGTGGCTTAATCGAATTGAATGAAATGAACCGGCTTGTGAAGCTACCTAGCGAAGTGTTGCCGACCCCAAGGCATAAGTTGCCGACCCCAAGTCATAATTAATGCCCAGTTCCATGCTGGACAAAAAGTGTGAGCAGCTAGCCAAAGAGCTAGCGCTAGTGACTCGTGATCCGGACGATTGCAAGATAACCAATATTAGATGGCATGACTACGGCAACACTTTGAGTCTGGTCATATCGGATTGCGGTATTCAAGAGACGGTGTGGTTCACACGCGGAGACATTGCATCGTATTGGCTTATGCGAGGTGGGCGAGAGAAACCTCCAGCGTGATGAATGACGACGAAGATTGCTCCGCAACCTGGCCCGCAAGAACAGTTTCTATCCAGCATAGCTGATATTACAATCTACGGTGGTGCTGCGGGTGGCGGTAAGAGCTACGCCTTATTGCTAGAACCTCTTCGCCACGTAAGCAACCCCGGCTTTGGTGGAGTTATATTCAGACGAACATCACCTCAGCTGACAGGTCCGGGCTCACTGTGGGAAGGCGCTACACAAATCTACTCGGTGCTCGGTGCAGAGCTAAAAGAGAACCCATACCTAATAGCTCGGTTTCCTAGTGGTGCTCAGCTTCACTTCACTCACCTGCAATACATCTCGGATGTCTACACTCACCACGGGAAGCAATACGTGTTCGTGGCCTTCGATGAAATGCAGATGTTTGAGGAGCAGCAATTCTGGTACCTCGTGAGTCGGCTAAGGACAACAAGCAATATCCCGCCGTACATGCGTGCAACGTGCAATCCAGACCCTGACTCATTTGTGAGGGATTTGATTGACTGGTGGATAGGGAGTGACGGCTATCCTCTTGATGAGAGGTCAGGCGTACTTCGATGGTTTGTGCGTCGGTCTGGTGTGCTCTATTGGGCCGATGAACGCGAGACATTGGTGGAAAGGTTTGATGAGGAGGTTCAGCCACTCTCGCTGACCTTCATCGGTGCTAGGCTAGCCGACAACCCCGCATTAGTCGGAGCTGACCCTGGATACAAGGCAAGACTTGAGGCTTTGCCAGAGATAGAACGAGCTCGTCTTCTGGGAGGAAATTGGAATATTCGGCCGACTGGTGGAAAGTATGTGCCACGGGAGTTGTTTAATCAGCGATGGGTGGAAGTTGTTAGCGACATGACCAGTGATGATCATGTGGTGCTGCCCGAACGACTCAATGTCTACATGGCCAGTGACTTTGCGGTAACTGAGCCTGAGGATGCGAGTGGTGATCCAGACTTTACTGAGCATGGTGTGTTCGGATTATGTGAAGAAGGCAACGTCTGGGTGTTGGATTGGTGGTATGGTCAAGCCACTAGTGACGTGTGGATTGAATCCTTGCTTGACCTCTGGGTGCAGCACAAGCCTCTGGCATGGTTTGGTGAAGGTGGTGTAATACGTCGGGCTATTGAGCCGAGTCTTAAACGTCGGATGAGAGAGCGTAAAGTTTGGTGCAGGACAGAGTGGTTAAACCCAACTGGAAGGGCAATAGGACAGGGTTCAAGCAAAGAAGGTTATGCCGATCGGTCGAAACAAGCTAAGGCAATTCGTGGTAGACCCTTTCAAGCACTCGCTCACAACAGAAAGTTTATATTCCCTATAAACGCTGTTTGGCTTAGTCATGTATTGGAAATAATTGTGAATTTCCCGGCTAAAGGCCCAGATGATGCGTTCGATGTTGCATCATTAATTTGTTCTGCTATTGACATTTCTCACCCAGCCGTGACAATAGATTCTGTCGTTGTGGATCGATCCAGGGACTACCCTAGGCAAAGGGAGTCCGGATCGTGGCGGATAGCGTAAACCGGGAATCCCCGGAAGAAACGGCCGAGCAGCCTCGCTCCCAAGTTACGTTCGAGACCAGACTACGATGGTATGAATCGTACGTTCTAGACAAGTCCGAAGAGATACGAAGGTCCAAAAGAGATAGACGGTACTACGATGGGATCCAGTGGACCGCAGACGAAATCAAACAGTTTAAAGCCCGCAATCAACCAGTAGTTACCTACAATCGCATTCAGCCGAAGACTAACTTTATCCTTGGTCATGAGGTTCGGACTCGAGTCAACCCGAATGCCCAACCTAGGACTCCTCACCATGAGGACTCCAAGGGAGCCATCACGGATTCGTTGAGGTACGTCGGGGATGATGTAAACTTTGATTCTACCAGGTCGTTTTGTACTGAGGACCAGCTTATCCAGGGGTGTACGGGTGTAGTGGTAGGCATTGAAGAAAACGCGATAATCACAAAGCGTGTCCGGTGGCGTAATTTTTTCCATGACCCTAAGTCAGTCGACCCGGATTTCGGAGACGCTAAATACTTGGGTGTGGCTAACTGGTGGGACCTCGACGACGCTATATCAGACCCACAATACAAGCACGCTCAGGATATTCTCGAAGATGCCTCATCTAGGTCTGGTGATGAGAGCGACCAGAACCGAGACGCTAAGGGCATCTGGAGTGACCCGGACCGCAGACGTCTACTCATTGTCGAGATGTATTGGAAAGAGGGTGGCGAGTGGTGGGTCTGTCACACCACGTTTGCTGGTGACATCATTGAGCCCCAGATGGTTGTGTACGTTGATGAAGACGGCAAGACCTTCTGCCCCCTGATTGCCACGAGCTGCTTTGTGATTCAGGAAGATGAAGACGACGAAGGTCCTAGTGGACCTATCGGTGAGCGCTACGGTGTTGTGAGAGGATGGATATCCCCTCAGGACGAAATCAACCATCGTCGGTCACGAGCTCTGCACGACAGTAATGTATATGGAGCAATCTACGAAGAAAACGCAGTCGACAATATACATGGCTTCCTTACTCAGATGGCCAAGCCTGGTGGTATGGCTAAGGTGCGTGACGGGGCGCTAGCTGAGAGTCGTATTCAGCTGAGGCAGCCTGGTGAGCTATCCCAGGTGCACCTGGCTCTCCTGCAAGAGGCGAAGCAAGAGATTGACGCTACTGGTCCGTCTCTGCCTGTCACGGCTGGTGATTCTAGTGTCATGAGTGGCCGGGCAATCATCGCCAAGCAGTCGATTGGTTCAATGGAGCTCGAGCGACCGTTTGACAATATTCGACAGTGGCAGAGACGAGTCTACACAGCATGGTGGCATCTCATTAGACATCCCGAGCTTGGGTGGAAAGAGGAGATGTGGCTTCGGGTGCGCGATAGCAAGATGAAGGAAGGCTATCGGTTTGTGACTGTCAATCGAGTGATGACACGGGCCCAGCGTATCCAGGAGTTGATGCAGAAAGACGTGCCCTTCGAAACTGCTATCGGGAGTGTGGGGCTTGCGGCGGGGGAGGCTGAGGCCATCATGATGCAGGCTCAGCAAGTGGCACAGCAACAGATCCAACAACAAGTACAAGTTGCACAGCTACAAATACAACAGCAGGTTGGTGCCATGGGTGGCCAGGTTCCTCCTGAAGCCCAGCAACAGATACAGCAACAGGCGCAACAGGTCCAACAACAGATACAACAACAGATGCCACAGATGATTCAACAGTTGGTCATGTCTGCACCTCAGCTTCAAGAGCAATACAAAGAGCACGACATTTCACAGCTGTGCATGGATATCATTATCGAAGAGACTCCGGACACGACTATTGCGGCTCAAGAGGAGTTCTCTGAGCTCATGGACCTTGGACAGCGCTCTCCAGGTTTGATTGGAAACCCGGCGTTTATGAAGGCGTTGATCCGGAACAGTTCACTTCGCAGTAAGAACGAGTTGATCGATGCCTTGGAGCAGGACCCTGACCCAATGCAGCAACAGGCGGCGCAAATGCAAATGCAGCAAATGCAACTGGGAATGCAACAGATGCAGGCCCAGATTGCTAAGCTACAGGCGGACGCCCAACTCACAGCGACCAAAGTACAGAGCGAACAAGCTTCGGCAGCACGAGATATGGCGCAAGCTCAGATAGCCATTCCGGCCGAGGCACAAAGAGACCAGGCCGATGCCATGAACAAAGCGGCATCAGCGGGGTCTCAGACAGTAGCAGAACCACAGCCACCCATTCCGGGCGGCGTCTAGCTGAGGAGAGAAGAGATGCGGAAGTTTCTAGCGGCTTTGCTGGCGCTGACCTTCGGAGGTTGCGCCCAGGTTTCCAGCGACGAATATACTCGTGGCCATGCGCGATATGGTCGGGATGACGGGTTATTCCAAAGAAAAGACACGAGTGGGTTGGATTTCCATATCAATGGATATCGTCTGAACTCACCTACCAAGGCAGTGTACGAAGATTTTAGTGAGTACGGTGATGGCGACAAATGGTGCATGCAGGCTGACTGGTCTGGGTGCTCGGCGACCGATACAGAGACGAACCTGATTGGCTTTCCAAGTGGTAATATTCTCGCTTGCAACATGTATGTTGGCCAAACTGTCGACGGCGGCGTAGACATGGATGCAGCGTCACTAGACATCTCTGGTGACCAGACTGACAATGATGGGCTTGAATGTGCTTGGGGCACTCATGGTGCTACTGGCGCCCCATTCATAGTTGGAACGGATCCGGCTTTTTATTCGTGTGCTACTTTCACGATTGCTGATGCAAGTGGGACGGATGACTTCCACTTTGGGTTCCGTGTTATCCACGACGGTGATACTGATTATGGGTTCAATAAAGCCTATGACGACTATCATGATTTAGCTGCCATCGGAATTCTTGGTAATAACAACCCCGCTAAGATTCAAATCACTACGGCGGCGGCCGATGGTGCCATGACTGAAACCGATACTACGCAGACATGGGCCGACGCTGCCGAGAAGACTCTCTGCATATATGTCAGTGCTGCCGGAGTTACGACCTACACGATTAATGCAATGGCTCCGGTCACGACCGCAGCGTACACTTTCACCGATGCAGAAGCGTTGGTTCCGTTTGTCCATCTGATTCAGCATGGTGATCTCACCGAAGAACTTGACCTTACAGAGTGGGAAGTCGGCTACGGCGCTGCACCCTTCTAGGCATAGGAGAAACTAATGATTAGAAAATTTCTAACGTTAATTCTGGCTTGGACTTTCATTGCATGTGCTCAGGTCGACCCGGATACCTACGCCCCTGTAGGTAATGTTTACGGTCGTACTGACGGATGGTACCAGGACTCCAGTGGCAACTGGCAACAGATTGTTAATGGGTCGGCGACTGGAGCATACTTTAGTTCCACTGGTGACTTCACCACGACTGGCACTGTTGCTTATACGAATTTCAGTGCAAGTGGAACGGCGAGTGTTACGGGAGCTTCAACCCTCACTGGCAACGTTGCCATGGCTGGTGCTTTGACAGTCGTGTCTCAGACCATTGGGTTGGACTTTGCTACATTTAGAATATTTGACAACTTCGACGCTCGGTTGACGAGTGCAGCTAGTGATGATGACGACCTGACTTATTATCAGGGAACATTCGGAACCAATGCATCGACACTTGAGACGATTGATTGTGGTGGTCTGAATGACACGACTCAAAAAGCCGTGTTCTCGTTTGTTATGCCTCCGACGTTGACCACCGGCGCCACTGTTAATCTCAAGGCTAACGTGGGCATGCGGACTACTGTAGCAGACCAGTCCGCTACACTAGATTTCCAGTGCTACGTGGCTGACTATGCCAATGCTGACGGCACCATGTCGGGTGATTTGATTGGCACGGCAGCGCAATCCGTAAACAGTGCGACCTTTGCTGATAAGTCATTCGTCTTGGATGATGACGCTACAGGGTATGTGCTGGATGCTGGTTCTGTAGTTGAGTGTCTTGTTATCGCATTATGCGATGATGACGGCAACGCAGCTGGCGGAATTACGGTAGTGGTTAACCGCTTGGATGTAGTGATTTCCACCTAAAACTAAATTGTAAGACTCAGGCCAACCCGCCGCCGGGGTTAACGGGCGAAAAGGAGACCGGGCCATGTCAGACGAGACCGAGAAGGAAGTTCAAGAAGTTGAAGAAAACGCTGCCGAGGACAGTGGGTCAGTTAATGATTCCGCTGAGGTGTCATCCGATGAGCAGCAAGAACAGGGACAGCCTGATTGGAACAAACGTCTGACGGGGCTCGAGTCGGCACTGAGTGAAGAGAGGAAGGCTAAGCAGGAGTATCAACGTCAACTGGATTACCTTAAGGGCGCAGTCGAGCACGGAGGTGCTTCTCGGCAACAGACGCAACAGCAACCACCGGAGTTCAATATCTCAGAAGATGAGTTTTGGGCAGACCCGGCCGGGGCGTTGAAGCGTGTGTATGAAGACGGTGCTAATGCGGCCGTGCGAAGAGTGGAGGCTGTACAAGGCGAGAAAGAACGCCGCGCACTCACTCGTAGAGCAAAAGCGTTTACGAAAGAGCATTCGGATTATCCGGAGGCAGAGCAAGCGTTTTTGCAACGGGCAAAGAATGAACCTTGGATGATTCAAGCAGCACAAGATTCCGATGACCCCGTGAAGCACGTCTACGAATGGCACCAGAGCCAAAAAACGAACGGCTCAGCCGAGGAGTTGAAGAAGCGCATCGAGGAGCTCGAGGCTCAGTTAGGCGGAAAGGCACCTGCAAAGTCACCCCCTAGAACTCAGGCCGGCGCAAGACAAGCCGGCCCGACATCGGCGGGCAACTTGGACGATCCATGGTCGGATCGCCCATTGTGAGTTGTTCGCCATGAAAGGCGAGAACGACAATGGCAGCTTCTTCAGTTGAAAGTGCGAATAACGTACAACAATGGGATGAGAAATTCTTCCGTGAGTGGCAACGAGCAGACCAGTTTGCCCGTTACACTTCCAAGTCCACTAACGCCATAATCCAGGTGTGTGAGAAGCTCACTGGTATGCCTGGCGATCAGGTCACCCAGTCATTGGTTACTAGGTTGACCAACAATCCGACCACAAATGACAACACCATGTATGGGTCGGAAGAGGCTATTGGCAATTACGGTTATAAACACACCGTGGCTCAGTTCCGTCATGCTGTGTTGATGGGTCATGCCGAGCAGAAGAAAACCCACATCGACATGCTCAAAGTCGCTACGCCTCTTCTGAAGGACTGGCGTGCAGCGTACCACCGTGATGAAATTATTGCGGCTGGTACTGTCATGAATGTCGATGGAACAACTCGGTACGCTTCGACGTCAGAAGCGGATAAGGACACTGCCTTGGCAGCTAACAGTGACAGGGTCCTGTTTGGCGCAGCTATAGGCAATTACTCGGGTGATCACAGTGTTGACTTGGCGAAAGTCGATAGCACCACGGATGTTTTTGATCCGGAAATGCTTTCGTTGGCCAAGCGCATGGCGAAGCTTGCTGATCCGCATATCCGTCCTGTGCGTGTAGATGGGCATGGCGAAGTGTATGTGGCGTTTTCTCCTACGTATGCTTTCCGTGATTTCAAAACCGCTGCTAGTCAGCTTGCGGCGCACCAGTATGGTGCGGCTCGAGGAAATAAGAATCCTCTCTTCACCGACAACAGCCTTTATTGGGACGGCATAATGGTTACAGAGGTACCCGAGATTGCGGCGTTGTCGAGCGTCGGTGCCTCGAGCATTGACGTTGCTCCTATCTTCTTCTGTGGTGCTCAGGCTATTGGGTACGCGGTTGGGGAGCGAACTCACTCTGTCAGTGATGAGTGGGATTACGATAATCAGAAGGGGATCGGTATTGCAGAAATATCGGTTGTTAACCTTTTGGTGTTCAATAATAAGTTTAATGGATTGTTGAAGATTTACGCGTCCAACGTTGCGGACAGCTAACAGGTGATGGGCTGGGGGTCGGGATAGCCGGCCCCCAGTTCCGCCATACCGAGGAAAACATGCCCACATTCGTCTATCGAGGACTTCCGAAGGAACAGAAAAAGGCACTTCTTGACGCCCACATGGCCCCGTTGATGGATGACTATGGTCCTCATCCAACGTTTGGTGGGTTTCCTCTTGACCCGCATGGCAATCCATCGAAGTTTTACGAAAACGATAATGACAAGCCGAAGGCGCGTGTTGCGAAAGAGAAGAACCGGGACGCCTATCGCAAGCAACGCAAGAAAGAATTCGAGAAGGGGCTCGAGAAGGGCGATATGTCACTGCGACTGGAAGGTATGGACTTTCCAAATGGAACGCCTGTGGAGGTAGCCGAGAAGCCGCAGAACAAGCGAGTGATTGCGAAGTTGCGCGTGCTGCCCTATGTCGACGAGGTTGTGTTGGACACTAAGAGCACGGCCAAGACGTCAGAGTCCAAGACTACTACTCGGGTTGAGAAGGCCAAGGTTTAGCAATGGCTACATGGACCAAAGCGAAGCTGGCGTCTCGAATACTCGAGGCACTTGGTGTTGTGGGTGAGAGCCAGACAGCTACAGCTGAACAGTCTGCCCGGACACAAGAAGTCATCGATTCTGTTTATGACAGACTTCGTCCCAGTGGTTTGGTCCCATTTGCAACCTCAGCCGTGCCTGAGTGGGCTCAGCAAGGGTTTCTCAAAGTCATTGCTGCTGACGTAGCTCCACGTTTTGGCTATGCAGGAGCAAGGTTAGCTGAACGTGTACAGCTGGCGCGTGTTGGTAAAACAGAGCTCGCAGAAGGTGTTGCTGGTAACGCTCCACCCATACCCATTAAATCGGATTTTTACTAATGCAACCAAGACAGCCGGTCCCATACTGGACAAAGAGCGAGAAGGGGAAATCCCCGGCTGTCACTGGTGAGAAGCTAGAGAACTGGCACCTTGAGCCTGCTGGTGGCCGTCAGAAGTTCCCGTTTCATCTCAAGCCTGATCCAGGTCTCAAATCGTTTGCATCTGTGGGAGATGGCCCTATCCGTGGACTACTTTATGGGGGGTCTAAGATTTGGGTTGTTAGCGGTGACCATCTATATACCGTTTCTAGTAGTGGATTGACGGTTGATATTGGTGTTGTCGCGGGGGTGGGCCATGTTGACATGGCCTGGAACGGTAGCGAATTACTGGTTACAACTAATGGCATCGAGTCATATTACGCTACCGAAGCCTTGGGTTTGTTCCCTCTTTCCGAGTCTGACTTTCAGGACGCCACGTATCAAGAGGGATACGGCATGGCCATCAAGCGCAGCACAGAAAAATGGCACATCTCCGGTTTAGATGACATGTCTAGTTGGAACGCGCTGGACTTCACTAGTGCTGATATGAAACCGGATGAGGCTGTAGCCATTCAATCCATACATGGTGTGATTTGGGTGGCGGGTAGTCGGACTGTTGAGAAGTACCAGAACACAGGCAATGCTACATTCCCATTTGAACGAATCGTCGGTGACAGGATGGAAGTGGGGTGTATTGCTCACGGTAGTTTTGTCATTGCTGACAATGCCGCATTCTGGCTCGGGCATGACCTGCGTGTTTATAAGGCTGTAGGTCCGCAGCCAGTGCCTATCTCGACAGCTGCAATTGAATACGACATAAGCCAAGAGACCTCGCCACAAACGGCCCGGGCATTTGTTTACACTCAAGACGCTCAGACGTTTTATGTCCTTTCGTTTGCAGGTCTTACAGTAGTCTACAATGACAGCACCCGATCATGGCACCACCGCACATCATATGGTCTCGATCGATGGCGAGCTGAACACTACGCCTATGCATGGAACAAACACATAGTAGGCGACTATGACCTCGGCGAGCTCTACACTCTAGACACTGAGACTTATGATGAGAATGGCGACACACTGCGCCGAGTAGCAGACTCTGCCCCCTTCCATATCAATGGTGACTTGTTTACCATGTGGGAACTGTTTGTGGAAATGGAGTCTGGTGTTGGTCTAGACGGCGACCAGCAAGGCGATGACCCTGTGGTCATGATGCAATACTCAGATGACTACGGTCATACATGGAGTAATGAACGCACGGCATCAATTGGCAAGATTGGTCAATATAACGCACAAGCTCGATTCTTTAGTCTAGGCCAGTCAAGAGAGCGGATTATTCGCATTGCGCTCAGTGACCCTGTTAAGGCAGTTATCACTGGTGTCTACGCAGCCGTGGAGAAGATGGCAACATGAATTTGCCGTTCATTCCACGGACCGAATTACCACCTCGGTGGATTAGGTTTCTACACGATTCCCTAGTTCAGCACCTTCGAATCAATTTGGGCGTAGTTGGATTGCGAGAACATACAACTACTGAACGTGATGGAATTAACGCTCAAAACGGAGATTCGCTTTACAACTCTACCTCTGGTAATCCTGAAGATTATTACCGTGCGCAGTGGGTGGGTCGTAATGGATTACCCACCCTCACGGAGGCTCAGAGGGATGCTCTAACTCCTGCAAATGGTGACCAGATTTACAATTCCACTGCTGGCGAGGCTCAGATTTATGCCGGTGGGTCTTGGTATGAGCTTGGCGTCTATCCTAAGTGGACAGACTTATGTATGCCAACGCAAAGTTTTAAGACATCGGGGGTAACTGATCCAGACTGGGCTAATGTTACAGGTAACCTCTATGCTTGGGCGTTTGATGGTGGTGGCGCACGTGATGAGCGTGTGATGTTTGCAATGCAGATACCCCATTCGTGGGACGGCGTTACGGCCCTGCAACCACATGTGCATTGGGCTCCAAGTGATGGTTCTAGTGGAAACGTCCGTTGGGGTTTTGAATATTCATGGGTTTCCTTAGACGGCGTATTTCCAGCGGCAACCACAATCTATGTTGAAGATGCCGCGGCCGAGGTAGCCAACACTCACCAGATTGCGAGCTTTGCGTCTATTGACGTAGGTAGTATTTCTGGGATGAGTAGTATGTTGCTTTGTAGTGTTTTCCGGCATGCTACTCATGCTAACGACACGTATAACAACCAGGATGCGTTTTTGTTAGAGTTTGATGTGCACATAAAAATGGACGCTCTGGGAAGTACTTCAGAGTTTGTTAAGTGAGGCACTTATGAGCGTAGCTGCGGCTGGGGTTAGACAGTCAAATAAACGGAAAAGGAATCGCAAACGCCGAGGCAAACTGACCGTGGCGGAGAAGCCGTGTCCTAAAATCCGAGTGACTGAAGCCGTGCTAGAGGATCTTCCTATAGTGGAGGATATGACTAGGCAAATGTTTGAAACCATGGACGTAGTGAAGGGCTATGGGGGGGTTAATAAAGAAAACGTTTATTCAGTGGGCGAAATGATAATCAAATCCCCACAGCATATAATACTAGCTGCTCGCACAAGCGACGGTCGTATTGTTGGCATGTTGATGCTTATGGAGGCCTCGGGGTTTGTTTTTGCCCAGAAAAAAGTGGCGCACGAAGTGGCGTGGTGGGTATACCCTAATGCCCGAAAAATGGGCGTCGGCGTTGCGTTGTTAAAGGCTGGCGAACAATGGGCTCGTTCTAATGGAATGGTGGCCATAATTATGAACGCTTTTCGTGAATCTCAAGATGTAGCGCGGTTGTATTTGAAAAACGGTTTTCGTTTGGCCGAGTCTTTATATAGCAAGGAGTTTTAACATGGCTACTGCAGCTATTGTAGCGGCTATTGCCGCTTCTGCCGCCGCTGGGATTGGCGGAAATGTAATTGCTGCCAATGCGCAAGAAGAAGCGGCAGAAGACGCAATTAAGGCACAGCAAGAGGAAGCGGAGCGCGGTAGAAACACTTCTCGTATACAGGGGGGTAGGGCATCACACCACCTAGGAAGGGGAGGCCAGCTTGCAGTAAAGGCAGTAGAGGATTCTGGTGGTGAGGCTATTGAGATCCTGGGCCGATCTCAGTCTGACGCTATGGGGGCTCTACGCGAAGGTGGTAGGCGCGGGGTTGAGACTGCCACTACTGGTCATACCGATGCGCTTCATAGGATAGACCAGGCGGGTAGTGGCTCCCGTATAGGTAGCGCTGTAGCTAGAGATGAGTATGGGGACGAGCTTACTCGTGCGGAAGAAATGCGCCGGGAAAGCGCTGCTGAGTATGGGGACAATCTTGGTGATGCCCTCGGTACACAGCAAGACGTTGAAGACCAATTCCGCACAGACTCTACAGAGGCACTTGCCAAGGGCGATAAGGCTATCTCCGAATACGGAGATGCGCTAGGCGACGCTATCACCGGCCGTGAAGAAGGGCTGGACCTTTATGGCGCAGGGGCTAGGGGCGCCGAAGGTGCGATGCAGGAGGGGATTACTGGCTATGGAGAGGGTGTTAGTGGGGCTAGAGAGGACCTAGCTAGTGCGCTTGGCGCATACCAGGGGGCTGGTGGTAAAGCGCGGAAGGGTTTAGTAACCAAATCACGAAAAGCCGGCAGTACGCTTGAAGAAGGGTTGGGAGGCGCTGATACTGTACTTGGTGAAGGGCTGGCGGGGGCAAGACAAGATATTCGGGGAGGTATGGATCAAGCTCGAGCGGATATGGCCCCAGTCACAGATATGTCTGGGTACGCCGATCAAGCCGCCCAAGGGATCGAAGCTTATGACGTCGAAGGGCGTTTTGGTGAGCAGTCCAGACTTAATCAATTGTTGAATGACCCTGGTGGATATCTAGCGCAAGACCCTGGATATCAATACCGACTACAACAAGGCGAGCAAGCAATCAATAGGGCCGCGGCCGCCCGTGGTGGTCGTGTTAGTGGACGTGCGTTGCAGGAATTGCAACGTCATGGCCAGGGCTTAGCGTCTCAGGAATTAGGGCAAGCGGCGGAAAGAGCACGAGCAGCTGATTTCCAAACACTTGCAGCCTTGACTAATCAGGGGGGGCGTACCGACCAAGCAGCACTTACGGCCCAAGGCATTCGAGCTGATTTGGGCAAGATGGGCCATGGTGCGCGGCAAACTCTTGCGGGAATGAGTCAAAGAGAGTCTGAGAAGCTAGCCGGCATGGAGCTTGGGGTATCTGGACAACAAGCTGAAAATGTCATGGGTACATCAGGAAAAAGGGCAGTAATGCAGCAAGAAATGGGGCGGGGCTTGGCTGACATAGCTATGAGAGAGGGGGAACAGGCTGGGGGGGTGCGCCGTGAAATGGCAGCACACAAAATGGAAGGCGCCAGACATACCGCTGATATGCAGGCAGATCTAGCCGGTCAGCGACTCCGAACTGGTGAGGGCATGGGCCGGATGAAACAGGATATGGTCGACGCAGGAGTGGGTGACGCCCGTCACTTGGCCGAACTTGGCCAACGAAACGTGGGTCAACGTCTTGGTGCTGCAGGGACAGTTGCTGATATAGGGGAGCGCCGTGGCGAGATGAAGATGACCGGCGCTGATAGACTAGCCGGGATCAATGAGAGGACGGCGGATTTGACACGAGAGAACGCCGCGGACTTACTTGCTTTTGATCAACACGGTATATCAAGGGATTTAGCAACTGAGCTTACAGGCGCGGAAGCACGTAGAAGTATGGGCATAGACATTGCTAATCGGGAAATGGCTACGGGCCAAAACGTAGCTACTTTGGGTGCAGACACCGGCGGGCGAATGGCCGGTTTGGTAGCTGGTCAAGGGACTGATCTTGCTAATATCCACATGAATACAGGCCAAGGTAGGGCGAATGCAGAATTAGGTGTAGGCGGTCAAATGACAAGTCTTTCCCAGACCCTGATCCCACAGCTGTCAGCCGGGGTTCCATTTGCAGGTGGCACGGCCAGTGCCGTAGGGCAGGGTCTATCGGATTTAGGTCAAACTGCAATGCTTATGGCCATTATGGGTGGCACCCCCAGAACCCCATAGAGTCTTCTATAGGAGAGTGAAATGCCGGCATATCCATGGCAGAGAAAAGGGTGGACTCTGGCTGAGACCTTTATGATGGGTCAGCGTCTCAAATCCATGCAAATGGATATGGATGAGAAGCAACGCCAGATTGATTTAATACCCAAGCGTGCAGAAGCTATGAAGGCGTATCAGGGCGGAGACCCATCCCAGCTTCAACTCATGGATCCAGAGCTTTATGGGAGGCTTGAGGATAGGCGTATCCAAGGTGAGAGGCGTGCTCAAGAAGGTGTGGATCGCAATCAGGCACTCGAAGCCAAAAAGCTACAGATGCTCGCCAGAACAGTTCCTGCAGTCCAGCGCAACCCCGCAGCCTATCAAGGAGCTAGAGCTCATCTGTTGCAGTCTGGATTATTCAAGCCAGAAGAAATTCCAGATGAGTACAACAAAGAACAGGTTGACCAGCTCGCAAGTGTGTTGCCTCAAATGGCTGGGACAGCTCCGCCACAGCAACAAGCACCAACCCTGCGTGACGCTGTTGAAAAACGTGCCTTTGTGAATTTCCGAGCTGAAAACCCAGGGGCAAGTCCGAAAATTGCTTTTGAAGATTCATCTTGGCCTCAACATATCGAAACCGCTAAGAGCGAACTGTTAACTCGGGCCAAAGCCGGCGCAACTCGATTAGATGTCCATACTGGCCCTGGCCGTCAAGAGCCAACGAAATCAGTAAAAAGCAAGCTTCATAATATCATTGTGGATAATGCTCTGTTGGGTCCTCAAATAGCAAGAATCAAGTCTCGGGCAAAGCCCGAGATGTTCATGGCATTTCCCCAACTTAAAATGTTTACCTCAAAGTATGCGGCGTGGTTCAATCCGAAACTATTATCAAAAGATACAACAAAAGCGTTCGGAGCTAAAACCAAGCTGTTAGCCGATGTTGGTAAGGGTATGCTCGTCTTTCGGAAGTGGGCAACCGGTGTGGCTGGTGGTGAAAAGGAGATGGATCGGATTGAAGCGCTTATGCCGAGGAAAGAAGATGTGTGGCCGGAGTTTGTAGCCAAGTTAGAATTATGGGGGGAAGAAGTCAACACAAAGGTCCGATTGGCACAAAGGATTTTGTCTTCAGGTATACCTATCGATGATCCACAATTTGAAAACGATATGTTTATGGCAATAGCGGAGGGTGATGAAGGTCGAAGCCGTGAAGATATTGAAAGAAGACTAGTAACCCTTGATAAAAAGCATAAAGGCGACCGAAAGAAGACAGTCGAAATCATGATAGGTGAGGGGTATTTCAACGAAGACACCGAGGATCAAGCACGTGCCTTGTTACGAATGGGGCCATAAATGGGCGACATATTAAACGACTGGCGTAGAGTACAGGCTGGTGACATCCCGCCCGTTACTTTGGAAGAACGGGTCCGGGAAACCTACGGTCAAAGTCGAAACGACCAGATCCAATTTATACTTGAGAAGCGAGCTAATGACCTTATCTATGGCGAGGGTGCGGAAGTAGAAATTCTCTACGGTGGTGAGCGAACCAAGAAAGTAAAAGAGGCTCGCCCCGGAGACACGACTGCAGTTACTCAAAAGAAAGTCCCGGTAATTGATACCGACCCTGAACTCGGCACACCCATCGGTCTGCGGGTAAAACAGACTGGCGACCGTTCGTCTGTTCCTGCGGGTGACATCTTAATCGAACATGATTCGGACCTTCAAGAGAAGGTGTCTCAGGTTGTAGAGCAAAGACAGAATCTGTTACGGGACATACGAGATTCGGGTGAGAAGCTGTCTTATGGTGCACGGCTAGAACCGGGTGGAAAAACAACGAGAGCCGGCTATCTAGGAAACCTCAGAGATGAGTATGGGAAAGACAACGTTAAAGAAATCGGTGACGATGAGGACCATGTAGTCGTTCTTCGCAAAGGACAGCCTCCTGCACTTGCGGATGTCCGTGGTGGATGGGCAGGGCTTGAAATTGCAGACACAGCGGATATTAGTGGTGACATAGGCGAATCGGCAGCGGCTCTTGGTGGGCATGCTGTGGCACAATATCTTACGAGACGTGGTGGCCGAGGACTTGGAAAAACCGCAACAACCGGTTTGGGCGGAGCGATTGATACGGCTGCGGCTGTAGGTCGACAGCTGGTTAGTGGGCAGCTTCCGGGTGAAGATTACCCTGGTCAGTCAGTAGGCGAGTCTCTCCCTGAACGGGCCGGTCAAGCATTGGTTACAGGACTTGGTGGTGTCGTCGGAGATGTCGCAGCAAAGAAGGTTTTAGGCCCATTGGCTAAACGTGTCCGTTTGTTAGCTGGTCAACGATATGCTCATAGATTGGCCAAGGCCAAACAAGAGGAAGTAGCGAATCTCACAAGTGGGAAAAAAGTAGGTGAGTTTCTAGCAGAGTCTCAAGAAGTTGAGAAAGAGATTGGTGAACTTGCAGGACGTCAGACTAGCATGTCACTTGGGCAGGCTACTGGTGAAGAAGCTGCACTAGTTCAAGAGTTTTCCATTGCCGGCAAGACCGGCAAAGGCCGCACGGAGATTATCAAGCAGCAAAAGAAACGACTCGAAGACGGCGCAACGGCACTTGATGCTCTGACTGCGATGGTAGCCAAAGACCCAGAGATGTTGGGGGACGGCGCTGTTTCCCAGCAACTTGCTGATAGCTCTAAGCAATATATTAATTCAATTGAAACCTTGCGAAGCACAAGGGCTGTTCCGCTGTATGAACAAGTCGAAAAAACTACTGGAAACCTGTTTACGGCCAAACCTGTTACTGACCAGGCATTTCAAATCATAGAAGACTATGGTCGCTTTGATGGCGTTCAGGGCAAGATGCAAAAGGCCATTAAGTTCTTAAATAGTCGAAAAGCCAAAAACGGGAGATTATCAATCCAGAGTTTGAATCAGGAGCGACGCAAGTGGAGTCTTATTGCTGCAGGTAAGGGCAAGGTAAGTCGGGACATGAGTCCGGCTGAGAACGTCGCTGCGGGTGCTAGAATGTTGTCGGCTATTGATGACAGCATGGATCAAGCCGCTAAACAATACTCAACCACAGCGGGCGCGGCAAGTGAGGCCCTTCAGGCTGCGAACCACATTTGGTCAACATATACTCGAGAGATCGACAATTTCATGGGCAGAACCAAGGGCTCGAGAAAGCTCGGCCTGGCTGCCAAGGTTATGGGCCTTTCTGAGGCTGGTGATGACGCAGCTGTTATTGCTGCTCTTGATCGGGCTCCTCCGAAACAAGTCGGGGCGATGCTGACTGCTATAGAAAAGCTGCCGGCGGGCGCTGGCACAGCGCAACAAGTTCGTGCTCGGTTGATGCAGCGTTCTTTTGAGACTGCAGGTCACTATCGTCACGATGACCCGCTTGGAGTTGGCGAACGCGTATCAAAGACGATGGCCCCGAAAGAACTTGCCGACGCTATAGAGCGGCGTGGCGAATTGTTTAGCGAGCTATTTAAAAAACAACCTCAAATGCGAAACAAGCTCAAAGCAATTACACGGTTTTACGACAGGATTGCCCAAGGGCCACAAGTGCCGGGGTCGCAAACTGCACCCGGCTGGGCAGATATGAAGATTGTGGACGAGGTTTCACGTCGTGGATTGATTGAGTCACTTAGCGAAAAGGGCCAACGTTTTGCTGGCGCATTAATTAAACGGTCTTTGCAAGCAGGCGATATGGTGGCATTTAGCACGGAAGAAATTGCCAGATTAGCAAGCACGACTGAGGGGGTTAATTCGATGTATGCTTTAGCCTCTGCACAAGCCAACCCTTTCCGTGCGCGTGCTGTAGAAAAAGGTGCTCGTGCCCTGGCTCACATGGTTACGATTCTAAGTCGCGAGGACATTCTGGAGGAGGACGATCAATGAGACTCTTGTCAGCCATCACGCTAGCTTGTTGTCTGGCTTTAGCTCCATCTGTTTCTCCGGCAGCTTCGTTGCCTGTTTTGAGATACCAAGCCCTTGATAGTGATGGGACAGCAATCGCTGGGGCTCAGCTATTCTTTTATGAGGCTGGTACTTCAACCCCATTGGCTACATATTCCGATGAAGCTCTCGCAAGTGCAAATGCTAATCCTGTTGTTGCAAATGGGAGTGGGTATTTTGGTGAAATCTATTTAAAGACGGATCAAGAATACAAAGTTGTTTTAAAAGATGCCGACGATGTTATTCAATACACTGTCGACGATATTGACGCGGCGTTACTTAGCGGCACGCTCAATACACGAGTAAAGCAGATTGCCAGTAACCCGTTAGATTATAGAGACGCTGTTGGCGATGGCGTGGCCGATGAGTATCTCGCTGTTCAAGATGCAATCGATAACGCTACTGGCGTTGTGGATTTACTTGGTAAGACATTTCGCTGCGATAGCCAAATTACGCTAGCCAGTAACATCACACTGCGTAACGGCACACTCGACTTTTCGAATTCCACCGATAGTGAGCACATTGTTGTGCAGGGGACACTCGAAGCGGCTGTAGCTTTAACAGCCTCTAATAATGCAGATAATTTTACCGTGGCATCGGTATCAGGTCTCTCGGCTCAAGATTGGCTATATTTGTATTCAACTACTGTTTGGTCGTCGGGCGTCACTCTCGGTGAACTTTTGCAAATATGGTATATTACAGGGTCTGATATTTACACGAAAAACATCGAAGGTGGGGCGACAGTTTACACTGTTGCTACAAGCGGCAATATCCGCAAGATGACTGCGGTTGATCACGTCACGATGGAAAATCTCAATTTGACCATGTCTTCAACCGGATCAAGTTCTGGAATCTATATCGATAACGCATCTAATGTTGTTGTGCGCAATGTTATATTCTCCTCTGTTGGAGATACAGCTGTTGAAATCAAAAGAGCTGCAAATGTGATTATTGATGACTGCATTATCGGGTTAGTTAAAAACGGTGGTTATGGTGTAAATATATCTGGGACTGCAGTGAATATTAGAATTCAAGATTCTATTATACAGTTTGTCGGGACAGATGCAGGTGCTGCCGCAGGCATATATGTCCAAGGAGAGACGGCCGGCCAGGCTAGAGATATCTGGATCGAAAACAACACAATCATTGGCCATTCAACTGGGGCCATGGTGGACATAGGCCCAAGTGCTGAGTTTGTGTTTGTTAACGATAATGTCATTGAAGGGGCTGTAAAATCTGGGGGTGCGGCACCTGTCAACGGTGTTCGGGTACAATCACCGAACTTCGTAATAGATGGTAATCGTATTGGCCACACTAGCGGAGACGGGGTTGCCACAGATTCTGATACCGTTACGTTTGCCTCGTCCACGACTCAGCAAGGGATTGTGTCCAATAATAGATTTAGCAACACTGGCGGCTCGGCAATAGATTTTGATGGTGCGAGCGGGGCTGACTTATTGGGCGCTCAGATTATTGGCAATATAATACATACCACAAGTAAGCATGGTATTGAAGCGAGAGCCAATGATATTATTGTTGCGGACAACACAATATATGACCCTCTGTACCATGGCATGGTATTCGCAGATTCTAGTAATGTATCCATTACGGGGAATATTATTTCGGGTGTAGATGCCAATAACTCTTACTGCGTTCACGTGGATTCAAACGTGGACGTTATTTCCCATATTGCAATAACAGATAATATATTTTCTCGAGACGATGATTTGGAATCCAATATATATCTTGGCCCAAACGTATCTGCCGCTGTGGTAACGTCCAATGTGTTTATTAATGGCCAATATGGTATTGCAATAGATTCTTCAGAGGTCGCCGACATTATTCTTGCGGATAATGTTTATTCCGGGATGAGTTTAGGTGCGATTGTTGGAGATGAAGCGGGGTTTGACGGATTGCAGCAACACTTTGTCGCGCGCGCGACATTTGACCCGTCTTCTAGCTCTTCAGAACGGACAATAGGAGTACACACTTCATCTTTTCGATTACCAGACAATGCCGTTGTAATTCGAGCATGGTATGATGTGATCACGACATTCACATCAGCCGCCGACACAGCAACGATATCTATTGGCATCGCCACAAATCATGTGGCCGGTATTGTTTCAGCTATTGCTATTAATGATGGTTCAAATCCATGGGATGTTGGGCTTCACGAAGGCATACAGGATGGCACTGCGGCAGCCGCTACGACCAAAACAACTTCAGGTTCTCGGTCAATAGATTTCACGGTTGCTGGCCAAGTACTGACTGCAGGCAAACTAGTTCTCTTTCTTGAGTATGTAATCTCCGACTAAGGGGTAGACGATGAAAAGGTTTCTAAGGGTTTCTATTCTCTGCTCGTTCACCCTCGCTGCGGTTGCAGGTTGCGCGACAATAGGCCAGCCTAATCTAGACGGTGGTCAGAGTTACTATGATGCAATTGGCAGACCTTGCTCTCATCCTACTGGTGGGTGGACTGAGATTGATTGCTCTGCCGGAGCTGCTTACTCAGCTGTATTAGAAACGTGGAGCCGGTATGTTGTACAGGCTAATGCCGGGGATGCCTACTTCGCAGTAACCACGGCCGGCAGTAGCCAAGACGCTGACTCGAGTGATGGGTACCTTCCCGAAGGCTCATGGTATGAGTTTGTCACCATGGGGACTTTGAATTACATATCCTGTGATGGCTCGGCAGGCACCGCTACTGTCCGTTACTTCCAGTGTAGATAAGAGGTGAGTCATGAGTAAGAAGACGACTATACTCGCTTTCGTCGCGGTTGCGATGTTCATGTCGTGGCCAGCCCTTACGCGCAATCTCAGTCTGCCGTCTCCTGTCAATTGGTTCCCGGGAGGTACTGCGCGTGGCACTGTCGACATGAACGACCAGGTAATTAACGATAACGGTGGGGATGACAAAATTCGATTTGATGACGCAATAAGTGTGTATCACGCCGGGAGCGTACTGGTTTTTGAAACTCACGGATCGAACAACAAGAGCTATAAAACTCTTGTTATCGATGGATGGCTAGTTACGCAAAGTGACGAAGACACAATTGCAGACTCCGGAGATGGGAACCCTGCCACCCACACTCTGACTCCAGAAGATTCTTATGTTGAGTTGACATGCAACGATGCACATACTTGCGACATCACCATGGGAGAAGCTGGTCTGTGGGAAGGTCAGGTGCTTCGTATTACTAACGTGTCCGCGAATGTGTGCGACTTCGCTGACACCGGGGGGGTTTCTGAGTTGGCCGGAGCATTTGCAATGGGCCAGTATGATTTTCTTGAGTTGATGTATGACGGGACTACATGGATTGAAACAGGGCGTTCTAACAACTAGGGCCCAATGTTCAGCGTTTTAGTTGTAGCGAGCATGTACGCTCTTCCTGAAGTGTGGACTGATTTTAATCACGAAGACTTTTCGCTTGTATACGACGAAGCTGTGTTTTCTTCAGTAACCGATCACCTTATGCGTCTACAGTACAATGACAACTCAATGCCCTGGTACGACAGTTCCATGGTGTCGTTTGGGTTGCAGCTTGAATCTAGATACTACTCGTCTTCAACAGAGACCACTGCGAGCGAGATTGTCTTCTCGTTCGATAACAACGACGGGGTCTACATTCGTCCTCTTCAGATGTCTTATGAATGGGAGACTGAGAGCTCATGGATTCGTAGTGAGGGGCGATTTGAATTCCGCAGTTCAGACGGGCGTGAAGGGTGGCGATTTACTGAGGACCTAAAGCTTTTAGCTATAGACGGTATTCTGGCCAATCGTAACAGTGGTGAGCAGTGGATCTACCAAGAAGACTCCGACAACATTGAGCGGTCTTTGATTTACCGTGAAGGGCGTCGTGTCTTACTCGGAGAGCTAGGGGATAGTGTTCACACCTTCGATGATTTGGCAATCGGATATGCAAGCACACCTTCAAGCTTGCTTCACTTCCAGCCGACTAAGGATTCCTCTGGGGCATGGTACACGCCAATCCGTTTGACCCCCTACATTACTACCGATAATGACGTATCGGGAACCTGGAGCCGAATGTCAGTGAATGTTGCTGACAATGCCTTAGTGAGCAATATCAAGGGGTATTGGCTCAGCCCCCCCAATATAACGCTTGGGAGTGATGCATCGGTGCACCGGGTAGACACACTGTTCATTGACGGGGCTGCCACGGAAGGCACTAAAAACCACGCTCTCTATGTGAATGGCGGGGGGGCGTTATCGGTGGTCAAGGGAACCTTGGAAGTAGGGACGCTGAAGATTGGCGACACGGCCGACTGTGTGCATTTCGATGAGGACACTTGTTTCCTTATCCAAGACGGGCATGGGGGGCAATACGAAGTCCCTGCACACCCGTTACCGTAGATTGGGCTGCTCATGAATGCCCCAGATACAGCAATACTCGCCACGGCTCTCGCTATCGCACTGGGGCTAGTGCGCTTGATGTCTGAGCTGATCAAGATGGGGTGGTCTCGGGTCTCAGGACGTAATGGTGATGATGACATTAAAGGCCTTCGGTGTCCTGTGAATGCTGGGGATGGAATCAAAGCATTGCACGATATTGGGTACGAGCAGCTCGATGTAATGCGGGACCTCGGGAAAAGCCTTGATGCACTGACATACGAAATCAGAGCACAGGGCCTTGAACAAGGTCATGTTCAGAAAAGTGTAGAGGCGTTGCACCGTCGTGTGGATGATGTGACGGTTTTGTGTAAAACTAAAAGTTAGGAGACATCATGTCGTCTGAAGTCAAATCCGGGAAAGAGACCAGCGAGTACAAGGTGGAGTGGCTCAGCACGCTTATCTCGATAGTTGCGGTTGTGCTCCCGGTTGTTCTCGAGATGCTCAACAGAGGTTCACTGGCCTATGTCATTCTGGCGTGTGTGCTCGCCGCAGTCTTGAAGCTTGGTTCTCTTGGGTATGGTAAGAGTCGAGCAATAGTTAAAGCGGCAGCCAGTCAGGCTGAATCTGGAAACCCTCAATAGTCCCGGACGTACTCCGGGAGATAAGATCGGGGTTGGATTATGCAGGAACCCTCAGACCCGGGTCTGGACGGCTGGATATTGGTGCTATTGCTGATCGTAATTTCTTTGGGGCTGGCATTGGGTTTGGTCTTAACGTGCCAACAGGTCTAGCGGAGTCAATGAGTGCATATGCTAGAGCTGAAGCACTGTGGAATAGACATCACCACGTATGGGGGTATCGGGCGTCTGGTGGGCTTAGGATGACATGGTAGACCTGACTAAACGGCTATCGCCACATTTCACATTAGGGGAGATGATACACACGTCACACCGGACGATTGACAACACTCCCACTCTTGAAGTGGTTGATAGACTGGCCGTTCTTTGCGAGGAGTTTCTTGAAAAGGTACGCCAGCATTGGGGACCGTTGTGGGTCAATAGTGGATACAGATGCCTAGAACTCAATACTGCTATTGGAGGGTCTCCTACGTCGGCCCATATGCACGGTTGTGCTGCTGACTTTGTGCCGATGTATGGATGGGGGACTTCTGATATTGCTGAATGGATCATGAAAAGTACACTCCCCTATGACCAGGTTATCGACGAATACAGCACCACTGGGAACTGGATCCATCTCGGTATGGCCAGACCTGGGAAAGAGCCGCGGCGTCAAGCATTGACCATGCGGCATGGGGAGTATCGGCAGTTTACGGGGTTATGAGATGATTTCACGTGAAACGGTTGAGCAAGACATAGATGAGCTCGAGGTGCGTCTAATAAGCCACCGGACTGCGTCAGCTCGAGGTGTCAGTAGTATCGCAGCATGGGCCCCCTTGTTCGGATACAAGCGGTTCAAGGAAACCGTATGGATGACGTTGAGGCCATACATCATCCACCCGGTGGGCATAATTGATCCGTTTGACTATTGGCCTGTGATGGCTCACGAGCTCGCGCACTGGAAGCGGCAGCCAGATTCTAGATTGAAGCTAATGTGGTGGGTCATTCGGTATGGCACTAGTCAGCGGGTCCGCGCTGTCGAGGAGATGCACGCCCATCTAGTAGACCTGGAGACGAAACGACTAGGCGATTCTGTGCCTCATATAGTCGAGAAGATGCGGGACTGGTACAGGCTAAACCGCATTGACCCGCAATGGATGATCGATTGGATGTCAGACCAGGTCAGAGGTGACGGCTAGCGTCTATGCTTGTCGGCCTGTGGGCACGTCACGAAATGTGCCTGATAACGTTTAGTGTCAGCTTGCGGAGCCACCACTCTAGCCAAAGCACCAAACGCTTCTAATACAACATTCCCACCATAGACAGGCTCGGGATCTAGGGGGATAGGCTTATCGTGGATAGTCCGACTCCAAACGATGCGCTTCCCACATGTTTTGCATTTAGCCATGACTTGCCTCGGCCGTGTTGGTTTGCAAAAACTTACTGAGAGCCATTAGGCAATCATCGGAAAAAACAGGGCCTTCATCTGGGACAAAAATGTACTTCTGCCATACCGGATACCATTCGGTATAGCCAATAGCTGAGCCATGTGAATCATAAATTGCATAAACCTCGTGTGGCGATATCCCAACAGCTTCGGCTGTCATATGTTTGCCGATTTTCATTGTCTCACCCCTCCTCACCTGGCTCACGCTCTCGTTCCATCGATGCTACTTCTTCATCTGTAAGCTGAGGAGGTCCGAAATCTACGTCGGGCACTGGTGGTGATTCCGCCTCGGGTGGAGGAGCTGCATGTCGTCTCTTGTGCTCGTCTCTCAGTGCTGTGAGCAGCGTCTCGTTCTTAGACTTCCACTTGGACTTAGCAGGGTCATCGATGGATTTCTTGATCGATTCGGCCACCCACTTGAGTGAGCTGTCATCGACGTCTGTGATTGGCTTACCCTTGTCTCGCCCGAACGGGATTGTGGCAGTGTTTGGGTCAGTGTCATGTGACTGAAACTCAGCACGGCGCTCAAGTCTAGTAACGTCGAGACCTAGCTCTTTAATCTCCGCTGGAGAGCGGAACCGGAGTCCAAGCAAGTCACGAACTGCCACGGATTTCATGTTCTCCAAGACAGATCGGCGTAGGTCCGCTTCTGTTTTGATATAGCCACCCATCATGCGGTAGCCTGTGAAGTGTTCCACCCTCTCTTTGCCGCTCATCAACCATGCACTACAAGTTGCCAGCTTGCCGTCAGGTGTGTCTTGGACAGTGATTTCCTTTTCTGACCATGTGAGGCCAAATGCTCGACGCAAGATAGTATCGGCTGCTCCACCTGTTGGGTAAATCGTCTCTCGATAAACTCCGACTTTATCGGTCCCTGCAAATACAGTCCATTGGTCTGGTGCTGTAAGCTTTACAGCGATAGCCAGCATCTTCTTTTGGTTCGCTACACGTTCTTCCATGAGGGCAAGTGCTTGAGCACTAGCGTCTCGAACGTCTAGTGTAGCAACGGCTTGAGCCTTGGTAGTTACAAGGGCGCTGGTCGACTCTTCTGACATGATAACTCCGCGCTCTACCCACGAGCAGTGGACACCAGAGGAAACCGCCTGGCGTTTACGGTGATTCGGCTTTTTTCAGCAAACATTCTACTTCGGATTCTTCTATATCAACATTATGCTGGATTGCAATCTCCTCCCATTCTTCTTTCCACTTATCAACCGTTCGACATTCGCATCCCACAGTTATTAGATTCCAGGGTGGGATGATATAGACCAAGTACTCATTCCCAATGATGCCAATATAATGGCCTGAGCCGGAGCCGTGACCGTAGCCTGAGCCGGAGCCGAAGCCTGAGCCGTCGCCGGAGCCGGAGCCGTAGCCGGAGCCGTCGCCGTAGCCGGAGCCGTCGCCGGAGCCGTAGCCGGAGCCGGAGCCGTCGCCGGAGCCGTAGCCGGAGCCGTCGCCGTAGCCGGAGCCAGAGCCGTCGCCGTAGCCGGAGCCAGAGCCGGAGCCGTGACCGTAGCCTGAGCCGTCGCCGTAGCCGTAACCATAGCCGGAGCCAGTATTCTTCAACAAGCGGGCCATTTGTCGATCTTTTCAGATGCCTCATCGGACACGGTAACCCACTCCTGCCACTTAGCCTCTACGATCCTGTCTGCAGTATGTGTGATCCGTGAATCTCCTTTAGGTCCTTTCGCTGCTAGTCCCAGCAATCCACCACAATCGGCCGACCAGAAGATCACCATGCGGGCGTTTTGTAATTCCACTGGTTCGCCTGGTACAGGGTCTGCCTTGACGTCACCAATTAAGACTGCTTTCCCCTGATTACCTGCACAAAGTATGATCCGCATTGCATTACCCTTTCTTTTGGTTAAGAAACTTTTCTGCCTTTTTCAGTAGTTTTATAACTTCTGCCTTGTCTATAGAAACACTATGCTCCTCTGCAATCTCTA